ATGTTGCAACAATACAAAAATTATAAAACAGGACTAACAACAGAATTAAAAGCTTATAACTGTCCTGATGTTTGGGAGCTAGAATTATGAATGAGGAAGAAAAAGATTTCGTTAACCACCCAAATCATTACACACAAGGCTCTATAGAATACATAGACGCTGCACGTGCTATGTTAGGATCTGAAGGTTTTATTAGTCTTTGCCAGGGAACAGCAACAAAATATATTTGGCGACATAAGCATAAAAATAAACCAGTAGAAGATTTAGAAAAAGCTAGAGTTTATCTTGACTGGATGATTGAAGAATACAAAAAATCAAAATAAAAAAAGCCGGCATGTAGCCGGCTCTCTGTAGTACAAACGTTACTAACCTAAACTAGGTTTAGCTCCAACGGCAGAGCCAGCACCTAAGTTTTGGCTAGTGTTAGAATTAGCACTATCAGAAACGGTTAAGGGTAAATAACCTTTAATTTTAGTAAAGATCTTACCGTCCCTGTTATCGTGATCAATAACAAGTCTCAGCTTCTTACCAACAAAAGCTTCTTTCTTATCAGGTAAACCATCAAAGCCCACAGCTTTTACTAATTGGGTAAATATCTCGTTTGAAATTCTTTTAGCATCAGCATTTGAATGCCAAAGATTATAGTATTCTTTGTGATCAAAGTTACTTTTGTCCCCTAGTTCAAACAATACAGTCATAGCTTTATCACCTGACTGTGTTTGCACTTCTTCTATTTTTATTACACAAGATTCATAGACTCCAGGTTTAACAACCGTCTTATCAGAACCCAGTTTAATATCTTTAAAAAAATCTACACCATCAAAATCACTCATTTAATCCTCCTTTTTTGTAATTTTTCAAGAATCATAATTCTTGTTTTTATATCGAAATTTCTGAATCTTAATTTTGCCATCTCTGAAAAAGCTGATGTAAGATTTCTATAAACAACTTCTACATCTTTACGATTTTGTAAATCCACATCTTCGCAAAAAGTGGCACAAATGTATTCTTTCAGATCCTCGATTTTTTTGTAGTTGGTACAAAGCATGTCCGAATATTCATATGATGCTTCAGAAAAATCTATATCTTCAAAATGACTTTTTTCGTTTCCATCATAACTTTTTAAAGCAGCGTACTTTTCTTCCCAACATTGTTCGTCCCAATCACTGTTTTGTAAATCCGTAGTGAAATCTGACAAATTAAGCTTCTTCATTTATTAGTTCCTCTACTGGTTCAGGTGTTGCCGTATTAGGCACAACCTTATTAAAACCTAATTTAGTGATTACACTAGATAAGTTTGGTTCTTCTAATGCTTCTAGTTTGCCTGATCTATCTTTACAAACAAAACCTTCAGCAAGAGTAGTTTGTAACCATCTTGTGTGTACAGCTTTACCTTCACTATCAGTTTGTTCCATAACACGCAAACACAAAACTTCGTCAAAGAAATAAGGTATTGACTGTCCTAGTTTTGTACCAATCATTTTTGGTTGAAAAAACCAAACACCATCATTATTTTCTTTGGACATTTTACAAACAAATATTACATGCATAGGTAAATCTCTAAACATACGCATAACATTAGTACATGTAATCTGTACGTTACCATAAGCTTTACGAGCATCCTTATTAATACTTAGTTCGTGGTCCAAAAGGATCTCTGACATCTCAGAAATAGAATCCAAACAAACGGTATCATAGTCATGCTCACCAGCTCTTAACTCACCATATATTTGGTTTAACTCTTCGTAGGTTTTTATTTCTATTGCATCAACGTTCTCTTTATCACGTATAGATAGAAGTCCTGCTTCCATACTTATAACAAGCACTTTACCAGGAGCCGTTGAGCATGTGTAAGTTTTACCTGCACCAGACTCGCCATAAATCAAGATTTTAGCACCTTGCTTATTAACAAGCTGATCAGGTTTTACTACATTTTTTAAAATACTCATATTAATATTCCTCAATAAGTTGACATAAATTGTAGCATAATGTTACTTTATGTAAACACAAATTAAGGAAATTATTATGGAAAATAATTTAGAGTGGTATGCAAATTACTGCCACAGATTACAACGCATAAACTTCCAACGGCTTAAAGAATTGAAAAACAAAGGGATAGAACCACTTTATCCTGATAAAAAAGTTAAACAGTACAAACTTAATGAATACATAAAACATTTAGGTATGGCTACATCTGTTGAAACTTTTGAAGTATCGCTCGCTACTATTAAGGCTTGGCGTTGGGGTTATAGAAAACCTAGCGTAAAACAAGCAAAAAGAATCATACAAAAAACCAACGGCAAACTTGATTACGAATCAATCTATGGTTGCCCGAATGATCTAAGTTAGTGTTTTCCATAAACTTCAGTGGCGAAGAATCTGTCTACGATTTAGCTATGTCCTATTATGATGAGGGTTTAGACGTAGTGCCTTTGCTAAGAAAAACAAAAAAACCGCCAAGTTTTTTCAAGGGTTGGGCTCACTTCAAAACTGACAGACCTAAAAGATCAGAGGTAGAACAATGGTTTAAAGATCGGGACGATATGACAGTAGCATTAGTGTGTGGACAATTCATGGTAGTAGATGCTGATACACCAGAAGCTATGTCTTGGGTAGATAAAAATTTACCACCATCACCTTATAGAGTCCGTACGGGTAAGGGTATGCATTACTACTATAACAATCCACAAAACTACACAACCTTTGCGACAAAAAGAACCAACGAAACACCTATAGAAAGACATATTGATTTACGTGGCGAAGGTGGTTTGATTATAGCGCCATATAACAAACACGCTAATGGGCAAACTTATATGCCAATACAAAACCCAAACTGGGATTTATGGGGTTTTGAAGATCTGCCTGATTTTACTGAGAAAGAGTGGGTGCAAATTACTGGCAACAATAAAGTAAATGGCCAATCAACTGTAGCACCTTTTTCTTTGAGTGGTGTCAATGAGGGATCTAGAAACGATCAAGCTGCACGACTAGCTGGTTATCTTATAAGCAAAAATTTAAATTTAGACTTCGCCAAATTTTTTATGGAAAGCTGGAATCAACAAAACTCACCACCCTTACCAAAACATGAAATATTGTCTGTGGTAGACAATGTAAAGAAAACACACGATAGAAAAAATCAACAAGCACCTCTATTTGTACAAGCGACAGAAAACATAACACCACCAAAAAATCTGTTTAGTCCACCAGGTATTTTGAAAAATATGTTTCTGTTTGCCGAAGAGATAGCACAAATCAGTCAACCTGAATTAAGTTTAGTAGGGGCTATAAGTTTAGCTAGTGTCTGCTGTGGGCGTATGTACAGGACAGATATGAATAACTTTAGCAGTTTGTATTTTGTTGGCGTTGCTAAGTCGGGCCAAGGTAAGGAAAATATCAAAACTTTTGTTGAAGCTGTTCTTAATAAAACTAGACACTCGAAGATGATTGTAGGTGATGGTTACACTTCATCAGGAGCTGTTCACTCAACACTAAAATATAAACCTACACAAATAACTATTATGGATGAGTTTGGTAAAAGGCTAGAAAATATTTCTGCACAACAAAACACAAATATAGAGAGCGGCATACAAACTTTAATGGAAGCCTGGGGTAGATGTCATGGTGCTCTACGTCCTGATAACTACTCACTTATGAACACACCTGAACAATATGTAGAGCAAACTATGAACCGTATTTGTTATAAACCGGCTATTACTTTAGTAGGGTTATCTGTTCCAAAAAATTTTTATGGAGCTTTGAACTCTGGACGTGTGGCTGACGGTTTTCTAAATAGATTTTTAATTGTTGAATCTAAAGAACCACGTAAGGTAACTGCCCTGAAGAAATTTAAAAGACCGCCACAAAATATAGTAGATTGGGTAAATGCAATCAGGAGACCGCAAACTGATTTTGGTGATATAGCAGAAGAAAATTCACAAGTAGATGTAGGACAGAAAGTATTAGATTTTGATGAAGATAGTAGACAGTTGCTGAGTGAGTTTGCAGAAGAGATAGTGCGAAGACAAAACATACTTGAAAAAGATAACCTAGAACCTTTGTTGTCAAGATCTCGGGAAAAAGCCATGAGACTTGCACTAATTTGTGCACTTGCTTGTGATGTTAAAGCACGCAACATACAAAAGGAACATACAGAGTGGGCAATAGATTATGTTAGATATTACGATCTACTATTTATAGAAACATGCCGAGATAAAGTTGCTTCCTCTGCAACAGAGGCAAAAATAAAATCTGTTTTATCTTACATTAGGACGAGGGGTGCTGAGGGTATCAGTAAAAGAGAAGTAGATAGACATGAATTATTTAGATCAATGAAGTCATATGAAGTCAAAGAAATAATAGACCGGCTAAAAAATGCCGGTGAAATACAAGAAATAGAAGTAAAGGTTGGGGGAAAAGGACGGCCTACCAAAAGATTTGTAGCCGTTGATCCTAATTTTTATCAAGATTAAGGAGTATTTATGATTAAACCTAGTTTAGAAACAATAGATGATCAAAAAAGAGAAGAGCGGGTGGCAGGTTACCTAGAGGGTAAATGGGATGTAACTTGTCACAAGCTTCCAGTATCTTACGGTTTAGATTACTGGATTGAATCAAAAGAAAAAAGTTTTTGGTGTGAAGTTAAATGTCGTACCTTTGCTTACGATAAATATGATACTTTCATTTTATCAGCTGCAAAATTGGCGAAAGGAAGTGCTTTTGCTAATGCTACAGGTGTGCCTTTTATTATTGTTTATGCTATGACAGATGGATTGTATATGCATAAATGGCAAAAGAATCATAATTATGAAGTCATGATGAATTTATCACAAGATCCACAACACGTTGATGACAATGAGCCTTACATTCACATACCGAAAAATATGATAGAATGTATTAACGATTTACCATTAGGTATGGATAGGAACGAAATAGGACTATGTTAGATATATTAAAAAATACTTTAGCGACTGTAGCACCAACATTAGGGCAAGCAGTAGGTGGGCCTTTAGGCGGAGCTGCTGCAAATATGATTGCTAGTGTGCTTGGTTGTAAAGCAGAGCCAAAATCTATTGCACAGGCTATGCAAAACGCTACACCTGAACAGTTACTAGAACTTAAAAAAGCAGAAAAAGAGTTCGAAGTAAAAATGAAAGAGTTAGATGTAGATATTTATAAATTACAAACACAAGATATACAAAATGCACGAAGTGCTTTTTCGGGCGATTGGACCTCTAAAATATTAGGGTTTATAACATTAGGTGGGTTTATGGGTTATATATTTTTAGTAACAATACAACCGCCAGAACAAAATAGTGAGGCTCTAATTAACCTTGTATTAGGTTACTTAGGTGGATTAGCAAGTGCAGTTATATCATTTTACTTTGGAGCATCACACAAAAAGGACGAGTAGTCTGTTAACTAGCGTAAAGCTCAAGGGTTTTTCAGAAAGTTGCGCCTTGGGAACATCAGACTACTCTTTTTAAATGCAAGATATTGTCACTATAATCCAACAAGTAGGTTTTCCAATAGCTGCAGCTCTTGGGCTTGGTTGGTTTATCTACAAGCTAATTATGCGGATTGTTGACGGTATGGAAAATAAATTAGATGTCGTTGACGAAAAAGTAGCTGAGCAGATAACCGCTATGGAACAAAGGTTGGGTACCAAACTTGACTCCCAACATGGTATTTTAGTAGCTCTGATCGACAGGATCAGAAGCCTTGACAACGAGATCATTAGACAGGACACTTTAATTAAGACCATATTAGGTGTGCCACAATTAATTGATAGCAATAAGATAGCTAAGGCAGACAGAGATGACCAAAGGAAAGACTGATATGAACGATTATTATAAAGATAAGTATAAGAGGATGGGTTGTGCTGTTTACTTAATCCCGATCTTGGCACTTCCTGTCCTCGCCGATGAAATAAAATTTCAATTCAAATCACCATCATTTAGTGGTATAGGTACAAGCCAACACTATCTGACAATAGACGAGCAAGAATATACAAGACGAGAGGCATTAGAGGCAGAGATCAAGGCTATGCAAGATGAACTTGAGCGTGATGCACAAAATACAACGTTAGCCAGGTTCTTACGAAACTTTGAATCTAGAGTTTATGCTCAACTATCTAGACAGCTGGTGGATCAACTCTTTGGTGAAAATCCTGCTGAACAAGGTAGTTTCACTTTATTCGACAATCTTATAACTTGGACTACGGACGGCATAACTATTACAATGTCTATATTTAATGAAACAACTGGCGAAACAACTACTATCACTATTCCTATTGGGGACTTTGGTTTCTAGTTGTACTACACATCTATCTTACATCTCACCTTGCTTAACTAACCCTGATAACGATTATAAAGATGTTGTCACTATAGTAGGTAAAGCACAATGTTTTTCCAAAGCAGCTTTTATTAATGAACCTGTAACTGATGCAATAAAAAATTTACCAAAACCAGCACAAAGACCAGTAGTAGCCGTATATCAGTTTCCTGATGCTACAGGACAAAGAAAATCAATTGACGGCTTTGCAAGTTTTAGTTCGGCTCTAACTCAAGCTCCTGAGGCTTACGTCATCAGAGCTTTGAAACAATCTAAATTTTTCAGGGTAGTAGAACGTGTTGGAATAGATCATGTTACTCGTGAACGCCAAATTATTAGATCTACTAGAGAAAAGTTTGATGAAGAGACACAACAGATGCCTTTGTTGTTTGCAGGATTGATAATTGAAGGTGCTTTAATAGATTACAATACTAATCTTCTAACTGGTGGTATGGGTGCTAGATATTTAGGGATCGGTAACTCAAAACAATATCGTGAAGATACCGTTATTGTTTCTATGCGGGTCGTGTCGGTGTCAACTGGTGAAATATTATTAGAAAATTTAACAACAAAAACTATTTTATCTGTTGGTTTATCTAATGATTTTTTTCGGTATATTGCTGATGGTACGAAGCTAGTAGAGTTTGAAACCGGTAATGCTATGAATGAAAGTAAGTCTATAGCTTTACAAGCAGCAATAGAAACTGGTATTGTAGATATTGTGGCTCAAGGTATTGATAAGGGCTACTGGGAATATATGAAATGATTATGCGTATAATTTTTTTACTTTTATCTTTTGGTTTATTGGCAGACGATGAGATATTCGTTGAGCAAACTGGTTCGAATGCTACTATCAAATTAGAACAGCTTGGTAGTAATAACTTAATTGGTGGCACAAGTGCTGTTTCCGGCACTATGACTGCTTTAGACTTAGATGGTACAGATATGACTCTTACTATTAATCAAATAGGAAGTAGCAATATATTCAGATCAGATGGCATAAATTCAGATAACGTTACAGGTTATTTTGATTTCCAAGGAGATTCTAACGTGCTTGATATCTTGTTGAACAGTAATGGTGCATATTCAGCAGATTACGCCAATCTAAATGTACAGGTCTCAGGTGGAAGCAATATTTTCGATATTGAAATAGGTGAAGCATCCAACGCCGATTATTTAGACTTAGATTGGATTATAGATGGAGATAACAACGATTTTGAATTTGATATTGACTACGAAAATGCTACTAACTATGTAGATGTTTTTGGAGATGGCAATGAACTTACTTTCGTAGGAAGTGGTTATGCCGGCACAAGTGCCAGCGATAGTGGTTATTTTTATTTAGATTTAGATGGTAGTTCAAACACTTTTACTATTACACAATCATCAACCCTAGCTAGAGACTGGCTCAAGATTACAACAAATGGATCTAATTCGATATTTTGTGTGGTACAAAGTGACGGTGGGACTTCTACTACATGCTAGTAGTATAGGGGACATTACTGAACTTAGAGGTTACGGGCAAATAATTAGAGATGAGCCTTTTCCTGCGGTTCTAAATTTTAATATAAATTCTTATGATGACGTGCAGACTAGAGCAGGACGTATCGGTATTACTTTTTTAGATAACTCTACCGTCAAACTGACAGAACATTCTTCACTAATAATTGATGAATACATATACGATGCTAATCCAAGTAACAGCAAAATGGCTCTTCAGTTTGCTAGTGGCACTATTCGTTTCATTTCAGGCAATCTAAATAAAAGTAACATAGCTCTCAAAACACCGACCGCTGATATTGCAGTTAGAGGAACAGATTTTACTTGTACGGTAGATGAAACAGGTAAATCTTTGATAATACTTTTACCAAATGAGTTCGGCGATCCTAGTGGAGAAATAGTGGTATCTACAGCTATGGGCCAAGTAATTCTTAACAAACCGTATCAAGCTACTACCACTAGAGTTTATGAAAAAAGTCCGAGCAAACCAGTAACATTAGATATAGATCTACAGTTTATAGATAACATGTTAATTATTAGTCCACCCAAAGAAGAAACTTTACCTGGAGAAGAGGCAACTAATAAAACCCAAGATTACTTAGATTTTACTGATTTGGACGTAGATTTTTTAGAAGAAGATTTGTTGGAAGAAGACGCTGATTTTGAGTTTACTGAGTTAGATATAGATTATTTAAACGTAAATTTTTTAGAAGATCTTTTAGACATTTTAGACTTGTTGGAAGAGGAGCAAGAAACAGAACTATTAGGTTCAGTGGCAGGGGTTGATATCCAAGGCACACAAATTGGCCAAGATCTTGAAACTAACATTACAACGATTATTGATGGCAGCACAATCAGACTAATACGTAAGGTTACACAAAATGCAGAATTTAGTTTGAACTCTGATCAAGCTTATACCATAACTTTCACGCAAGATGGGGTAACAAGAACCGTTAAAATAAATGGTGGCAACGAATCCAATATAACAGTAATACAAAACTCAGGATGAGATTAAAAATATTTACAGTTTTATTAGGGGTATTGACAATACCCTTAGCTACTCAGTCGGTTCCTACAGAAATATTAAAGCTGAAAGTTTTTGATGCTTTTGTTGAGAAATATAAACCAAGCGAATACTTTACTATAATTAATATTGATGAATCTACTATCCAAGCCGAGGGCGGTTGGCCCCTACCAAGATCTAGAATAGCTGAGATAACAGAAGAAATATTTGCAAATGGTGCAATAGGGGTAGGTTGGGTGTTATCATTTGTAGATAAAGATAGGTTTGAGAATGGTGGTGATGACTACCTCTTAGAAAAGTTAATATCATATCCCTCAGTTGTTGCCACTTTCTCTTACGACAATCAGAAATATCCAAAGCCTGAAGGTACAGTAATTTTAGGCGAAGATGCTCCAGGTATTTTATTAGAAGGTCATTTACCAAATATACCTGGTATGTCTGAGGCAAGCTTAGAGGGTATTGTCTCTGCACCTGTTGACGTTGATAACTTAGTAAGACGGCTACCTCTTATGTATCGAATACCTGACGGCTGGGTACCAAGCTTTGGCACACAAGTATATAAATTACTAACAGGATCTGATACGTATGTTATTAAAACCAACGAATACGGTTTAGAGGAAATTAGAGTAAAAGGTATACCGCCAGTTAAAGTAGACAGCTTGGGCAGAAAGTGGATTAGTTGGGTTGATACACCTGAAACAACTTTGTCTGAAATGCAAGTTGCTAATAAATTTGTATTTGTTGGGGTGACTGGTAAAGGCATCATGCCACAAGTGGCAACAAGCTCAGGTGAATTATTAGAGCCTCACAAAATTCAAGCTGCTTTAGCCGAGTCAATCCTGATTCCAAACTCACCATATATACCAGATTGGCATTTACCTGTGGAGTTGTTAATTTTAGGATTTTTTTGTCTTCTTATTTGGGTTCTAACACAATCTTTTGCAGTTAGAGGTGGTTTGATAAGCTTTTTTACAATATTTTTGTCCACTGGCTTTGTAGGGCTTCAAATGATAGGTAGAGGTATTTTGATAGATTTTTCCTATACTTTGGTGTCAGAATTTATTGTTGGGGCTGTTTCTTTCTACCTGAACTTCGCACAACAGTATAAATTAAGACAACAAATCAAAAAACAGTTCGAGCATTACCTTGACCCACGACAAGTCAAACGTCTGCAAGACAATCCTGAGTTGTTGAAGTTGGGTGGTGAAAAGAAATATTGCACATTTTTATTTACAGATGTGCGTGGTTTTACTGCTTTATCAGAAAAACTAGATCCGCAACAAGTTACTGAGATTATGAACAAGGCCTTGACCATTCAAGCTAATGCTGTCCAAAACAACGGGGGTATGGTCGATAAATATATTGGTGATGCTATGATGGCTATATTCAACGCACCTTTAGATCAAGATAATCATGAAGACGCAGCTATACAAACAGCGCTTCAAATACGACACGACATAAAAGCAGCAGAGTTAGGTATTGAAATTGGTATAGGGATAAATTCAGGGCCAGCTGTTGTAGGTAATATGGGGTCAGATTCACGTTTCGATTATACAGCAATCGGTTCTGATGTGAATTTAGCTGCAAGGTGTGAATCTAGTTGCAAAGCCGTAGGACAAGATCTAGTGATAGCAAAAAATACGGCAAAAGCATCTACCTTTAAACTAAAAAAATTAAAACCCGTTGAAATGAAAGGTATTACTGAACCGGTAGAAATATATACTAAGGACTTACTATAGGGCCAAAACCTAAATCTCGTTCTCTTTGTATGGTATCTGAGACACCTGGTGAAACGTTTGTATAAGAACTTAAATCAGGTAGAGGCATATTAACATTAGGTACAGAAGCTCGACCTGTGTTAATTAGATCTTGTACTTCATCTGTGTCTAAAACATCAGCGGTTGCCTCTGTTATTTGTTCTTGTGCTTCCCTTAAACTTTCATCAACGCCTCTGACCCCTAATTGTTTCAAAGTTCTATCAAAATAATCTAAAACTAATCTCAATGAAGTTTTGTCAGTTCGTGCTAAACCTCTAACAAAATTTGGACTTGAAAGCAAACCACGCATAAATATCGTTGCCGTTATCATTGGCAATGCAGCAATATTAAAAAAACTAATAGCTAAGGTAGCAGCTATCAAACCACCTGCTCCTGCACCTCTGCCAGCCTCACCTTTAGTTAAAACATTCAAAGTGTTAGCTAAATATCGTAAACTTTGTCTTATTTCAGCACCAAACATAGCATCTAAAGTTTCATCACCGTACGAATCTAAGGCATTAGTTAGATTTCCTGGTTTGAATATATCTGTAATTTCACCTTTGCTACCAGGCTTAACAGCTGTTCTTATTAATTTATCCATAGCTGCATTTTGAATCTCTAAAAAATCTTCTTCTTTAAGCAAACTTTTTACTCTAGCAATATCAGGAGCAGCCTTTGGTGTGAATAATCGTCCAGCTACTTCTTCGGCAGTTGCCTCTTCTAATCTTTGCGTTATAAAAGTTTGTCTTTCGAAAGCCTCACGTGCTGCTTGAGCTTCTGCTTTTGTTTTCAAATTTTCTAGTACTTTAGAACCGCTGTTTAAACTTCTAAGGCCTTCTCTAGTTATGTTCATGCCTTTCAAAAGATCAAAAACCTCGTCGGATTTTATTTTAGGATTTAATTTAATCAGTTCACCTGATAAGGCACGAATTTTTGCAGCTTCTTGAGTGCCGAATAATAAATCGTATTTAGCACGACCCCTACCTCGCTCAAAGTCTGCTATATATTTACCAAAGTCGTTGAATCTTATGTTGCCTGTAACTGGATCAATAGATTCTTCTAAACCTTCTTGAAAAAACTTTTGTTTCATAATTGATTTAACTCTAGCAGAAACTAGAGTTTCATCATTTGCTTTACCAATTTTTTCTAAATAATTATCGTATTCGTCAAGGTTTTTGAAAATGTCACGTAAGTCCGCATAATTTCCATCCTTAAAAGCGGTTTGATATATTTCATCTGCGTCTGCGCCACCTCTTCTTGCACCCTCAGCTATTCTTTTTATATTCAATCTGTCGAAAGCTTCGGATTTTTTTGCATATTCTAAATTAGTTCTTTTTAACTCCTCTACGATTCTAGTTAAATCATCTCTTTCTTGTACAGTAAGTTTTTTGATTGGTTGGAAATAATCTAATTCATTTGTTTCCTTTTTGAGGATAATTCTTCCGGCGTTATTCACCGCAGTGGTTTTTCTTAAATCTGTAATGTCATCAAGAAAACCACCCGATCTGCTAATCCCAAAAATAGGATCATCTTTTATTTGTATTAACTCGCCATCTTTATAAATAACATCATCAAAGCCTAATTCTTTATTCATTTTTTCGTAAATTTTGTTAATTTGTCCCCTTGCCAAAGGATTATATTTGTATTGTTTGAGATTTTTTGTCAACTCAAATATACCGTCAGGCCCACCTAGCTTCAGTGTAGCTGGGTTTTTGACCATATCGTCTAATTTACTTGTAATATTTTCAAAAGCATCTAAAGCGTTAGATGGTAAGTCGCCCGTAGCGTCTAGACCATTGGCAATTCTTGATTTATAGTCGGCAATTTCTGCTTTGATGGCTCTCACTCTAGGTCGTAATAATTCAGCCAAAGCTATACGCAATGTATCAGATCCATTTTTATTTACCACAGCAGTGATTTCTTCATCAATTCCTCTATAAATTGGACCATAAGTTTCATCGATTGCTCTGCGTGCACGATCCAAAGCACTAATTAGTTGAGTACCAAATTCTCTAGATCCTAATGCTTCAGCAGATTGCGTCGTTCCTACGATATCATCAACAACGGTTTTTAAAGCATCATCTAAGGTTTTGTTGCTTTGGCTAACAGCTAAATCTAATTCATTTTTTTTGTTTTTAATAGTTTGCTCGATTGATTTTTTTGCCCTTGGACTGATACCGGCTTGTAGTTTCTCTTTAAAGTAACTGCTTGATTTAGCTGCCTCATCATTCAAGTCGCCTACCAATTTACTTATTTGTGCGTTCAAGTTATCTATATTTCCTCTAGTCCTTTTGTTACCTAAAATGTTTTCTAAGATTGTTTGTAACCTGCCTGGTAGAGCTCTTTCTAAACCTGCTTGACTTATTACGTAAGGTCCAGGCAACAAACGAACTGCCCCAGGTTGATAACCGCCTTTTTTTAAACGCTCTACTCCTGTGCTAGTTATTTCTGTACTATAATCGTATTTTTTTACAGCGTCCGCTAATTCTCTTGCTGTTGCAGGTCTGCCTAGTGATGCGTCAAGTTTTTGTATATCAATAAGATCACGTCCTAAAGCAGCTTGCTCTGCTAGTCTGCTACTAGCGACAGGGGCTCCTTTACCTAAAGTGTTAGCGAATATTATACCTATACCCTCACCTATACCTTGGCCAATACCACCTAGTACCGCTTCACGTGTGAGTTCTCCACCTACCTCATAAAGACTTTGTTTTTGATACCCTTGCAGATAATCTACGGCCTCTTCTACACCTTTACCACCAGCACCCCCTATAGCAGCGGTTGTCACATTTGCTGCTCTTGTGCCGAATTTACCCCCTAAAAAACCAAAGAGTTTTTTTGTTGCACCAAAAAGCTTAAAGGGTGGTGCCATAGCCACTAATGAACCGATTACAGGACCGGTAATACCAGAAAAATCTGCTAGGGTTGCACCTAAGCCTTCAAACCGTCTTGCATCTATTATCGTATTTATTGGTATACGCTCTCCGTTTGGTAAGGTTCTAAACTTGACGGGTAAGCCTAATCTTCTTAAACCCTCATGCGTTAGGGCCATTTCGCCTTTACTATTGTAGGTATAACCTCTAGAGCCTAACAAAGTGGTAGCGACATTTTCTCTTTCTTCTAAGGTTTCTGCTTGTGCTAGTTCAGATCTTAAACCTTTGATATTAGGCACACCTTCGTCGTAATCGAACAAGTAATCATCTAAATATGCAGCAGTCTCAGCATTTTTATTGTTAAAAAAATTAACTTGCTCGATATCTCTTCTGATTAAGGCTTTAGCTTCTTCAGGACTTGAGGCTTCTTTGATTACTTGTTTGCCATCAGATAATGTAACTCTGTATTGTGGCATTATTAGTCTCCTAAGCTACCAGCGTCTATTACGTTACCACCACTAGCGTCAAAAAATCCTTCTGCTTTAGGATCGTAAACAGGCGGTTTATATTTTTGAAAATCAGATATGTCTAATATTTTTTTAATACTATCAGCATTAGCCACTAAAACAGTGCTTGGCATATTTGTTTGGTTGAAGTAGTCAATACCTGACAAAATATTATTTCTATTTTTCTTCATTTCCCCTCTGTATCTAAATGCTATTTGTTTAAGTTTTTCTTTTATTTCTGCTGGAGTTGATGTGACTGTAATGCTACCGAATATCTCGGCTACTATTTCTCTATCTAAGTTAGAGATTGTTCTACCAGATTCACCCAAAAGTTTTTGTATATCTTGTTGTCTTAAAGCGTTGAGTATTGCGTCTGCTTGAGTTCTAGGGTCTAACCCTTCAAAATCTATATTTTGTCGCTGGTTGATTAAAGCTAATGCTTGTGTCCAAACTTTACCGAAAAGACCTGATAGACCTGTAGCGCCTTTATCTACTAAACTTGTTGCATACTCCAACCTAGATAAATTCTTTTCTGTTCGTTCAAACTCATTTATGTTGGTTAATATTTCTTTATTGAATTCTGCGTTTGTTTTAGCTTCAGTTGTTTTTATAGTTTTAAATTTATTAGCCTCTAAAGCTTTTGCTGCTAAAAGAGGCGCTTGCCCTGCGGCTGAAAAGCTACCAGTACTTAAAGTACCAGCAAGTGCATTTAAGAAAGCATCAAACTTTTCATCAGATAAAACGTTAGATATTTTTGCTGTATCAAAACCTACAACTTTTGGTGGCTCTTTTTTCGGTTCTTCAGGTTTCTTTATTGGATCGAATAAACTACCGCTAAGTCTATCAGGGTCTTTTTGTAGCTCTGTAAGTTCTTGTTGTATATTTACTGGACCTGGTTTGAAAGTTTCTAAGGCACCAATAGCACCAATACCACCTCCAGTTAAGGCAACATTTTTACCAGTTTCTGTTAGACCAGTTATTTGATTGGGATTTGTTGTCGAAAAAATTCTTGTTGTTCCATATTTTCCTACTTCGGGGCCTTGTCTAGTAAAAAATGCTGGTGGTTTTAATTTAGCTAGTAATGGTCTTAGCCTAGTTGCTGCTGCTGCTAAACCACCTCCAATTAGTCGATAACCAGGGAATATACTCAATCCAAGCCCTACAGCAGTTTGTAGTCTACCTAAACTCCGTTCGGTTAGTTGCCTGTTAAAAGCTTCAGCAGGGTTACGTGTTGCGGATAAAGTTAAATCTACAGATACCTCAGAGCCTTCTACTTTCTTACCGTCTTTATCTATTTCTACGTATATTACCGTATTTGGATCGGCAGTAGGTTCAAATGTGTAAGTGTTTAGCGGTCCGTAATTAGTCGGCGATTGTGAACCAAAACCCACATCTCGTAACATAGGTCTATCTATAAAATCCATTAACCGAAACCTCCCCCAAATGGGCTATAGTTAAAGCTGCCACCGGCAAAAGGATTTGCAGAGGAACTTTTTGGTTTCGCAATATTAAAAACGGTATCTATAGAAGAGCTTGGGAAAATCGATCCTAAACCGGTTCCTGATTCACCGGAATCTGTTGGCTTGCTACCGAAAAAACCAAAACCCGTCCCAGTATTTTCTCTGTTACCAAAGGCTGCCTTTAGCACGTCTCCAACATAATCCATTGGTTTTTCAGGTTCTTTTTGTTTTTCATAAATATAAGTTTCAGGATTTAATCTAGGATCATAATCTTTTTGTCTAAATAGATTAAAGAAACCTAACCCAGCTCCTAGACCTAAGGCCGTTGGGTCAGGTGGTATACCATATTCGCTTTGTATTCGTGATGTGGTAGGGCTATAACCTGGCAGTAAACTACCTATCCCTTGTAATAACGCTAGTTGCCTAAAAGCATCTCGCTCAAACAAACTGGGTGCTAAAGATGCTAAATCTGACGAAAAATCTGCACCACGACCAAACAAACTTCTTTGATTAAAAACATTACTAAGAGCATCACTAAAACCTCGTGATCTTATTTCGGGTAATACTGCGCCTAAACCACGACCAATAGCCTCAGCTCTTTCGCTTGCTTGTAGACGTCCTCGAGAACCAAAAGCTCCTTCACCTGCTTGTCCTATTGCTTGTGCTCTTGCTATATTATCTTCTATGGCTGCTTGCTTTAAAACATCATCTATAGTTTGTTGCACGACCATATCTTCGAAAGGATCGTAAAATTGTCCAATATCAGCTGCGGTAACTGGGGATGCTTCTAATGCACTTAGTAATTGTGCTCGCTCTAAAAAAGGCAAATACATGCCCAAACCAGCAGGCAACATAGATGAAATGTTTTGACCGACACTTTGTACTTGATCAAAAAATCCTGGACTGTCAGCTGTACCAAAATACAACTGTCTTAATAAAGGATCACCAATATCTTCTATACCTGTTTGACTAACCAATCGTGGGTCTACGCCTACTACAGGATTTTCACTAAAATCTGGAATTGGACTTGAAACGGCTTCTACATCAGTTATCTCTGCCATTATGCTTCTCCTTCAAAATATTTCATCATAACCATCATATTGTCTGAACCTTTATCTCTGCTTGGTTTGCCACTCTTCACAAAAGATAACAGACCATCTTTACCTTTTTTGACTTTAACGGTACCTGCACCACGAACAGCTTTTGCTGTCATAACAAACTCTCCATCTGATAGCATAGCAGGTATATCGTCTGATGTGCCAGTACCAGGTCCAGCTGATTCACCACCTAAACGCATGTCTAAAACCTCATCATCAGAATAAACTTTACCGCCTTCAGCGAATCCTAAATTAAAACCGCCGCTACCAAAAATAGGGCGTTGTAATAAATCCGGTCTTAAAGATTGTCTTATATCTTTCATACCTTCTGCTTCTTTTTCAGCTGCTTTTTTTATTGCTTGGCCATACGCCATAGAAGCAGCAAACAATTTGGGATCTATACCGCCTTTTGCAGGATTAAATGAATCTTTTAACTCATCTTCTATATTTTTAATAAAATCAGGTGTTTTACGTCCAAAGAAACTACCCTCACCTTCTCTATCTCCTTTAAAAAAGTCTTCTATCATACCTAAACGGCTTTGACCTTTACCGGTTGCAGGATCATAATTCGGATCACCTGAAAAAAAGTTACTCAAAAAATTACCTGATTTTGGTATAGTCAAAGTGTTACCCTCAATTATCAAATCACGATTTACAATATTATTAGCTGCTGCTAAGGCATCTTCACTAACGCCAGTTTTTTTAGCTATCTCCGATAATGTATCATTAGGTTGTATTGTATATTCAGCACTACCACCAAAGAAATTACCTAATCCTGATCGCAAAGCACTACCGTAATCACCAAATTGAAAGCCTTTGTCAGCAAATGTAGCTAAATCACCACCTTTGCCCAAAACATTCGAACCAGTAAATAGCGTAGCTAAATCACCTAGACCACCCTCGCCTTTCACTATATCTAAAGCTGCTTTACCTTTAACATATATATTTGCTGCTGGTTGCCAAGGACCTGGAATGAATCTTGCTACTTTTGCTACAGGATCTATAACTTTTTTTACACCTTTCCATAAGCTACTTACACCTTTTTTTACCTTTTTAAATAGACTTTTTAGAAAAAATTCTTGCAAACCAGTATTAGGATTGTAAGAAACTAAAGCAGACCCTACGGTTCTTTCACCTAAGTTTGTATCAAGCTTAGAAAGTTTTTTTTCTATTTTGTTTTGTAAATTTTTATCTTCAGCGAATATGCTAGGTGGTAAGACTATTTCACCTACTGTAACGTGTGCTAACTCTGTATCTCCATTTCTGCCATACTTAGCTAGTGCTTGTAAACCGTTGTTCATAACTTTTCCTTATTCTACCACCTATTATTAGGCTACTTCAATAAATTACTTATTCTCCTTTAATTCTTTTATTTCTGCTTTTAGATCAGCAATAACGGCTAATAGATCTTTATAGCCATCCATATCCTCTAATCCTTTAGGGGTATGTGAGTCTTTTTGTAATTTTTCTATCTGTTCTTGTTGCTCTTGTACAGCTTTTATTAAAGGCGTGACTAATTTGCTATAGTCCATTTGATAGTAATCTTCTTCTATATTTACAGCATTAGGTACAATTTTTTCTACTTCTTGGGCTATCAGACCTTCGTCAGCTTTACCATCTGCTTTCCAGTTGAAAGCTACTGGATTAAGCCTATTGATTACTTTCAAACCTCTAGCATAACCAGTTACATTTTTTAACCTAGCATCAGATGTTGTGTTGTATGTGGTCGCTGAAGTTGTCACACTAACGGAACCGACAGTTGTATTGTTTCTTCTAAATTGCACAAGTTGTCCGTTACTGGTAGTACGATTAAATATTCCTGCTGGACTATCTGCCCTTGTAGCACTAAATAACCCCCCACTTTTCGCCTCAACTCCTGTGTTCGCAGAGTTAGAAGATGTTTTACCTACAAATAGATTTCCTGAACCATCAATCCTAACACGTTCACTACCATTTGTTGATATAGGTATGAAGCCATCATTCAGCTCAATTTTTGAGGTCGCACCATAACCTGTTAGAAGTATTGTGTTGTCGTTTTCACTAACATCACCAATACTTACGGTTGTACCGCTTTGTTCGATAACATTATTGCCAAAATCATTTAATTTATACGCACCATCTACCCTTAGATTTCCATTAACAAATAATTTACCGCTTGATGTTGTACTGCCTATTGAAACAGAACCACCTGAGTGAATCCTTAAACGTTCTGCTCCTGCTGTTTCTATACTGAATGGCTTAGATGTCCACGTTTCTAACTTAGCTATGGAGTTAGAGGAATCATAAGATAACGTAACACCAGCAGTAGAGCTACCAGCTATAGCACGAGCAGTAGATTTTATGGAACCTGCAACTTCTAGCTTCTCAGCAGGACTGGTTGTGCCAATACCGACGTTGCCTGAACTATTAATCCTTAAACGCTCAGAACCATTATCTTGTATTCTGAACAGTGCAGTACCACCACCAACCACATTTAGTCTAAGTCCTGAACTACTATTAGTTGCTGTTGCTGTTATAACTGGTGCTGCTGAACTAATATGTAGCTCAGAAGAAGGACTGCTTGTACCCAGACCCAAGCGACCTGCTGAAGTAAGCCTCATAAATTCTGAAGTAGAATTAAAAGCATTATTTGCTGATGCAGCAGAAGTTGTCCTGAATGATAAATTTGCACCTTCGTTATCACCATCACCTAGAGCTAATATACTTGCTACTGCATGACCATCACTTGCTGTAAACGAGATGCCACCAGTAGTTCCACCAGAATTAGTGTTTGTCCTCTGCAACTCTAAGATAGTAGTGCCTGAAGCACCTGCAATATGTAGTGAGTTTGAAGGACTGGTTGTGCCAATTCCAATAGAGCCATCACCTTTGAAAAACATCTCCTTTCTGCTATCTGTCACATTCAAAATAGCCATACCGACACCTGCAGAATGTTCAAAGGCATAAGTGTCAAAACCACTTCTACTTAACTGTATTCCATTACCTAAACTAGCGATACTTATCCCAGCAGAACCAACAGTAGCTCTTGATGAGCCAGACGTTTGTAACACGAG